CCGCCCTCGCTGTCGTCAGAGTCGTCAATCCCAACCTCGTAGTTTAGATTAGAACTGCCGCGGCGCGCACCGGCGTCGCTTGGGATGCTGACTTTATCGCTGTCGGCAGCGTATGAGAAATCTTCTTCTGGCTCATATCTACTCTTTGGGCGACGCTCACTAATCTCATTTGACTCTTGCCCTATTTCAGTATCTAGTTCCGGTTCTAGATTCTTTGGCGCAATCCATTTTTCTGAAGATATTGACGCACTCTGGGGCGGCCTATCGACTCCGTCTTCAGTGAAAGCCCTTAACTTATCTTTAGTGGACTTTGTTGAGGGCGGCTTCGGTGCAATAGATCCCACTGGTGCGTTTTTAGCATTGTACTCGTGCGAGGGGGTTGCCATGTGATCTTTAATATCTTTGTCTGCTTGAGCAAGATCACCTGTAAGTTTCCTGTGTACAGGGCTGCCTTTAATAGAATTTTGCAGTTTATTTGATATTTCATTTTTTTTACTATTTAAACTGTTTAACTTATCCAAATGGGGATTTGACACTAGAGACTTGTTTAATTGATTTTTTAATTCTAATAGTTTAAAAATATTATATTGCATCGCATCGTGGGATTTATTATTCTTACTTAGTGCGATTTCTTTTATAAATCTTTTTATAAGATCTATTTTATTTTTTTTATTGCTATTTGAAGCTGATGTTGATTTAGCCCTTAAAGACTTAGCAAGTTTTCTAGTTAGATTTTCGTGCAACTTAATGGCTTCTTCTTGGTTTGCTATTTCTTGCATTTTTTTATTTATTCCAGGAGAGAACTCATTAACTATCTGACTGTGGTTTGTTAAAAATTCTCGCTGCTCTTCGTCCGATAGAGCCTTATCTCCATATTTTGCTACAAGAGCATTAAGAGCTTTTTCTTGTCTTTCTGTCATCTTACCGTGTTCATCTCTCAACTTTTCTAATGTGCGATTAAGATTCAACTGCTGCGTTTCTCGCTCATTTTGAGCAACTTTTTTGTTTCGCTCTGTCTCAATATTGCGAGGCGAAATATTATCTTGTTCCGCCAATAAGTCTCGCTGTTTACTAGCCGATCTTGTTGCTTCAAGATTTTTTATATTTTGTTCTCTTTTTATGGCCTCATTGCGCTCTTGACTAGTCGGCAGCAGGACTTGTCTTCCCATACGACCAGCCGATTTGTCAACTTGCGGCTGTACAGGTATCATTTCGTACTCTTTAGTTTCACGATTTAATACCGGTTTGATGCCCTCAGCGTCGGTGCGATATCCGGTACGCGAATCTTCGCGACTAAGCATAGCGCCTGTGACAGCGCCTGCCTCAGAAATTCGCCGCTGATCCTCATTTGGATTTGGTGAAACACTACCCCAGGTACTGCGAACCTTTTCCGCCTCACGATCAGCAATAGACTTGTAGTGTTGCAGTTCTCGAGGTGAAGGCTGAGGAAGACTTTTTACTGCGTTATTGTGATTTTGCAACTCAGTATCCCAATCATATCCTCGCTTAGATATTTCATCTCTTGCATTTGCTTTTGCAGATCTCTCGCGATCACCTAAAACAGATATTTTGCTTCTTACGGCCTCAATTGCGTTATTGATTTCTTGAATATTTTTTGGGTTTTGGTTTTGCTCTAATTTTCTCTGTAGAGAAGACTCTTCGTCCTGTAGAGATGTACGCATGGGTGCAAACCTAACGCCCACCTCATTGATTAAGTTTTTACCAGCGCTGGATCTCAAAAAATCAGACTTGTTACTCCAAGCGTCTTTTTGATGTTTCACTTCTTGTAACACACTTTTAAGAACACTATCCTTGTGATCTCCGTCCGGTAGTGAATCATATGCGGTTCTAAGTGCGTTTAATTTTTGCTCTGATAATTCACCGACCTTGGCGTGCATTGGCTGTATGTGCTTATCATAAAGATGTTTGTGGTCTTTAGGACTAATTGACTTTAAAGAATTTAATGATTCGTCAATGTGTCCATATAGTTTATTTCTAAGGTCATTAATATTCTTGTGTGCGTCGTTAATCTTTTCAAACATGCCTGCCGCATCATTTGGCGATGTGCTTGAATGATGTTTTAAATCTTTTAAGTGACTATCTATTGCTCTTTTGTTTGCAAGAGTGGCACTGGTTTTCGTGTTTGCTATTTCGGGTTCTGAAGAACCTAATCGATGATCTTCGGCCTGCCTATGCATAAGCTCAATATGATGCCATGGAGCAACATCAAGCATCTTTTCGGGCTTAGGCTCATTTGGTTTTTCATACAGTGGATGATCAGGTGTGTATTCTTGAATACCACCTTGTTTATTGTAATACTGATTAGTTCCAAGTCTTTTAATTTTAGACACTTCTGGTTTACTAGGTTTGCTGCTTGAAGCACTCTCAAGTGCTTCTTTGTTGCTTTGTTTAAAATTATTATTTTTTAAAAGCTTTCTTGTTTTAGCCAAGAAGCGATTGACAACATCGTACTCTTTCATAGCAGGGTGCAACCTTTATGCATGTACATTTAATATAAATTATACCACAGCAGCGGCCCCGCATATTAGGCGAGCTTTTGCTTCTCATATATGCCTATAAGATACTCTAAAACTTGTAAAGAGTTGCCACTAAAAATACCATATTTTTTAGTTCTAGCGTCTATTGCTCGCATGCGGTTTATGGCAGACTCTGTAAAAGTGCCGCCTCTCTGAGAAAGCCTTGATCTAATTGTTGCCTCATCTTCTATTATGAAAATTGGTCTTATGTCAAATTGATGTGAATTTCGTTTTATAAACGTAGAGATGTTGATAGAGGGGTCATATAGTGAATGCTTGCCGGTGTTGTTTTCTATTATGCATCTTAGGTGCTCTTTTTTAGGAACCTCATCATAGGAGACATAGTTAAACATATTAGTTAATTGCCTGCAAACCCAAGACTTGCCAACCCCAGACACGCCGCAAACCATGTATACTGTTGGTTTTACATCTGATAAGCAGTCAACATACCTGAAAGATCTTCCGTTAGATATGGACCGATACTCGCCCTTTAACTGTTTAACTACTGAGGAGGCAAAAACTGCATTCATCTCAGCTGCTTGTTTTACAGATTCGTACATTACACCCATGTCATCTATTATTTTTCTCTGCCTCTTTTTGTAGAAATCACTCATCTTCTGTCTTACTTCTGGCTTGCTAAGTGCTTCTTTTACTTTACTACCTATAAGCTGCTTGTGCTCTTCAGTGTTATTTTTTTGAGCGCGCCTAGATGCGGCCTTACGATTTAACACACTAGACCAGTATTGAGATCTCGCCTTGGATATCTTTTCAGAATACTTCTTGTCCTGCCACAGCGCCTTAGATGTTTTAGACTTTCTATCTCGCAGTTCTTTTGACTTCCATCGCTCTATATGAGCCTTAGACATGACGTCCCTTGTTGAATCTGATATCTCGGATCCAATTTTAGCATTTGACATCTTCTGCAGCACGGCATCATTAAACTTAAATCCTCCGCTACCTCCGGATGTTAGATTGTATCCGTTTGGCAGTTGACAATTAAATTCAGATATATAGTGCCTTTCTAATGTGTCTAGCTCTTGCTGTGTTGCGGCGGTTGCTAAAACCATAAAACTGAAATTATGTTTTCCATATTTTTGAATGGCAAGACTTATAGGAGTCTGATTTGTTGCACTCTTTCTTAACCTGCAATGAGATGACCATCTACGAGATGGACTATTAGATGTAGTCTGCCCAACGTAACACTTACCATTAGTGTTGTTTTTAATTAGATAAACTATCATAAGCACCTCTATAACAATTATACCCCACTTAACAATTACTGCCACTTTCTGTAATATAAAAACGATCTACTGTTTCCAGTAGATCGCATTTATTTTATCAACAAAATTAATTACTTATTATTTGCCGACGTTGCGCATTACGCAGTTGAAACGTGGTGCGAAAACAAACAATGAACCGTACATCAAAAGTAAGAACTCCAAAGCCGTTGTAACTACAGCGAGATTCATCTTCGATAGTGGTGCTAGCTGTTTAAACTTCATTGTCTCTGCACCTAGATCTAACAAGAATGCTTCGCCAAGACCTGGACGCTTTTTACCAGCATCGCGAATCTGTGCTAGACCCAAACGATAATTGCCAATAAACTGAGATCTTGATGCCGCTGCGCCAGAAGCAGAGCGATACAACTTGATGTGTTTAACATCAGCAGGAATCGATCCAGTTATTGCAATATCTACTGTGTTATTTGGGCTTGAAACCGTTACAGCAGATGTTGTAAGCACTGGAGCTGACTCGCCAAAATCGTTTACAAGCGTAAGTGCATAGTGATATACACCTGGGCTCATTTCATTACCAGCAGCACTAGAAGCCGTACCAGCAATAGATAATCCAGCAACAGATGGTGCCTTTGCATTAACTGCAGCAGAGCGAACTTGCGCGCGTGGGCGTAGGAAAAGGTTGGGCTTTAGATCGATTGGGCCAGCTGTTGTTGTTATTTTAGAAACGTCATAACCAACAGTTTGACCAGAAAGACCTGGCTCTGAGCGGAATTGTGGATAGAATTGACGAACAAACGTGGACACTGCTAGCGGCTCTGCGTGTAGTTGGGTTGGCGCGCCAAAGTTTTCTAGTGCTTTTACAGCTAGATCTTCGATATCATCTTGTGCAAATGATGCACCAGCAAGATCTTTAGTTATTGAGTTGGATTCTGCACCCCAGCCTTCGAAATCTTTAGATATGAATTGGCTGTCTGTGTCGCCTTTTAATAACTGCTGTAGAAGACCGCTCATCGCGATAGAACCTGGAGGAAGATCAGAGTTTGATCCTGTTTGAGCACCAAGAGAGTCAGTAAAGTGTGCATGGCCCCAGTATAGTTCGCGCTCAACGTGCTTAAGAAGATCCATAGTTCCTTCTTTAGCTTGCTGTGCAACAACATCTCCAACAGAAGTTCTTACCAGAGTCATCTGGTGAGACACTTTCCTGCGTTTAGAGAAGAACGCGATTCTTTGACCATCACGTATGTATGTTGAATCTTCTTCTTGACCAGATCCACCTTCACCGATATATGGTGAGCTATCTGAACCATAGCCAACCAAGCGGTTGTATTGTTCAAACAGACTGTAGGCTTTATCTACTGTCAAGCTTGGCCATAGTTTTAGGTTTTTCATATCAAATGTAACTACTTTTAAAGTAGACTCAAGTGACTCAACCTGGATAACACCACCTTGGGTTAGATCTGTAGGGCGACCGGCATAACCGTAACCTGCAGATAGAGCCTTATTAAGGGCCTCAACCTCATTTTGGGAGACTAGGCCCTGCTCCAGCCCCTGCATAATGGAATTCATTGCATCGTGAAACATTAATCTATCTCCTTACTTGATGCTATATTTATTTGCAATTTCTTGAAGATCACTCTGACCGCCAAGTTCGGCACGAAGAACGTCATCTGTAGAAATATCTCTACCAGATTTTTTAAGGCTAACTAGCTCTCCAAGGATTTTACTCTTGGATAGCGGCTCATAGTCTCCAGTGCTTTTTGCCAGCGGCTGAAAGTCTTTATAAGTTGTCCCTCTAGCGTAAACTGGCTGATCTGCGATACGATTAATCGCATCAGTCATTTCTGCTATTTTGGCCTTAAATGTTTTTTCTAACTTTTGAATCTTAGAATCAGTTTTAGACTTTTTCATTTCAGAAGAGGACGTTCCCATCTTCTTATATAAAGAATCTCTCTTTTTTTCTGCTTTCTTTCGGCTTTCTTTTGCCTTATTGTAAGCATCTTCAGCCTTGGCGCATGCCATTTCAGCTTTTTTTATTTTTTCTTCTTTATTGCCTTCGTCTTCATCTTCATCTTCGTCTTCATCTTCATCGTCTTCGTCTTCGTCGTCAGACTTCTCTGCTTTATCTTCGTCTTCATCATCTTCGTCTTCGTCGTCAGACTTCTCTGTTTTGTCTTCATCTTCATCGACTTCATCTTCGTCTTCGTCGACTTTTTCTTCTTTTTTCTTCATCTTCATGCTTCCGTTAGCATCGGATCCCATGTCGATCTCTTCTGCATCAAAACGGCTTTTACGAAGATCTTCAAGTTCCTCTAAAGTCTCATCGATGAGCTCAGTAAGGCTTTTTGCAAGATTAACGTCCATTAATAAATCTCCAATTGTTTATTACTGTCCCATGTTTAACAAATCAGGGTGGCCTGGCACTCTAGACAACTCTGTTGCAGTATCACCGGCTTCGATGATCACATCGTTTGCCATGCGTGTGCAAACAGAAACAACTTTAACATTGTCAGATGAATCAACAATTGCAGCGATTGTGTTTTCGCCAGCGGCTCCCTTAATTTTTAGTTTGCCGGGGTTTGCAATCCCGATTCCTAAAAATGGAGATGATGCGTCGTTGATTCCGCCCATAGGCGACTGGATTGTTGCCTCAACGTATGAGATTGTTAGTCCACCAGCAACTACGCTTGTTGAGGTGCGACTAGCGGACACGCCTAGCTGGTCGAGACTCCGCTTAATCTTGTCGAGAATTTGAGAACTGTTGGCCATGTCCGTGCTCCTTAAAGATCAATTAGCCGTTTTAATTATTTACTATACCATAGCATGCTAGTTAAGCGCGCTATACTGTTTATACCCATTGTATTAAAACAAAACAGCTGATTACTGTTAACTATCTGTAAAAAAGTTAACTAAGTTATCCATATTGAATGATTTATTGCAGTTGCGGCACTTAACTTGATACTTAAGGTAGGGCATTTCTTTACCGCAATGATCACACGCTATATACTTAAATCCACCATTGCCGCCTATAGATTCTGTTTGAATAACAGAGCCGCCAGTCTTGTCACTTGGAGCGCCGCCATCGTAACCAGCAGCGAGTGCTTTAATTAAGTTATTGATTTTATTGATTTTATGTGTAACACGCTCTATTGCTATGTTATTAGATATTTGTATGAGATTAGGAACATTATTTTTTGCAAACGGCACATATGAATTAATAAGATCTCTCTCTTCTTTTGTCATCTTTGACTTCTGTAAACCCAGCCCCTCCACCAGTGTAGCATTATTTGCTGGTGTAAAGGTTAGTGCCAATCCACTTATCTTTGTTCTAGACAGTATTCTAGAGTCTTTTTCGCCTCTTTTTACTATACCACCCTCTACAGAGCATTTAAGTTTTAATGGGGAGTCTGTGTTATGTTGATGCTTTAATATGGCGGCGGCAGCCCTTGCAGATCTATGATCTCCGTCACTGTCAAAAAGAACGCCCTTAATGTAAATATATGGTGCTTTTACTTTGTGCCAGTAGTATTTTTGACGATCATCATCGCAATCTTCTGGACCAAGAATTTTTTTAGCTTTAGTTATCCTACCTATAACATCTGGTATCTTGTTGCTGTGGTTGTCGTTTATTCTGCCCCTGCCAGCCTCTAACTCCGATATATCGGCACCCTTAACATCCAATATCTCGCCCTGCGTATCTCTAAGCTCAGAGCCGGCTATAGCGTCAAATTCTGTACCTTTAGACATAAGACCTCCACTGTATATTGTACTATACAACATAAATAGGCATAATCTTATTTTGAATTAGTCAACGATAGTGTCAGAGTATATGTATACGTCTTCTGGTGTGCTATCTTCTACAATTGGATCGCTGCCATGATGTTTCTTTAAATCTAATATAAATTCATTTTTTTTAATTTTATCTAATGCTGTTTGTGCTGTTTTTTTTACGGTTTCTGGTGTTAAACCTAAAAGCGATGCTATTTCTTGATCTGAGCATCCATCGCCATTAATGTGTTCAGATTCATATTTAAACCAGCAGTAGTTAGAGAACTGATGAGAAACAGCATGAGGACAACCAGGAAGGCCAGCCTCTTCTTCTTGAGAAGGCTCTTTAACTAAAGATCTAACAGCCTTCATCCTTAAGGCGCCCAATGGGCACCAAGTGCTAGGAAGACTGTCTAGCTTCCTAGGGCACTTGGATTTGAATCTGCTATTTTCTTCTGGCTTTTTCATTTATTATTTTTGCTCTTCTGCTACTTGTGGTTTTTTAGCCCTAACACCTAGTAGCTCTATAACGTGTTTTGATCCGTTAAGGTCGAATTCAAATTTATCTCCAACATTTTTACCAATTAGCGTATTGATTAATTCTCTATTTCCTATTTCTGAGAGAGGTGCTCTGCTACGGAAAATACCAGCATCTGGCGCAACACTTGGAGTTGTAGATGTCAGAATAACAATGCTGTCTTGAGACAATACGCTATCTACAGCAACTAAATTATCTTTTTCGTCTTCAGCATCTGAAGCCCTATTCCAGTCAACAAGCTTTAAACCATCTGCTGTTTTTGCAACTTCTGATATGTCCACCTTGGTTGCAGCCTGAAGTCCAAGTAGTCTGTATTGAAAGTCATTAAGCATAGACATGTTCTGTCTATTTTTAGCTTCTGAGTCATCTAAGCGCTCAAGAGCTTGCTTAAGTAACATTTGTGAAACCCTAATAGCCATATTTAAATTTGACACTTCTTTCTCTAAAGCCTCAACTCTATCGATTGGGCTTTTGTTTACGGCACCGCTTGGCTTTAGTGATTCGATTTTCATAGTTTTGTCTCCTAAAATTTTTGTTTATTATTTTTTTCTTTAATTCTGCTTATGAATGTTTTTAAAACCAATACGTCTTCTTTTGTAAAGAATGTGTCGCCCTTATTAGCTTGTTGTGGTTGAGCGCCTAAAAGCACACCCAATTCGGAGTTTAAAAATGTTCTTATTTTATCTTCTATAGAGTCGAACTCTGTTCCCTTCTTTTTTACTATTCTAGATGATAAAATCTCATTTATGGCGTTTGCATATGCCAGCTTTATTTGCTCTGGCGATTGCTGTATTGTCGCTGTATTTTTGCTATTTAAGCTTTTAAGATGCTGAATGCTTTCTCGTTTTATAACATTTACAGTTGCCTGATCATCTTGGCGATCACTTAATTTTATTTCTTTTTCTGGATTGTCCAATATCAGATCCTGTTTTGTCATCTGTAGAAACCCATACTTGTCTGCCATAGAGTAATAAAGCTGTCTTGCTTGTTTAAATTGATTAAGCGTTAATGGCTCTTTATTATCTAGACATCTTTGCCAATGGGCAACCTCATTTGGGTCGTGCATTAATATTCTTGTTACTGCGTTTTGGTCTTCAATTTCTTGAATTATTTCAAAGTCTTCTTCATTTAATAGTGCGTTTCTGCCGTAAATAAGAGGCCATATTTTTTCACCATAGTGAGATCTATCAAATACAACATCTCGGCCAGATTTAGAAACTAGAAGCTCTATAATGTCTTCTACGTATGATGGGCCAGCGTATCCAGATGTGTAATATTTTTTATCTGGTGCAGAAAAATGAACGACCTCATACCCTTGATTTGCGTATAGTTTTGCTAAAGTAGTTTTAGCAGAGCGATCTAATCCTTCTATAATTATCCACGACATCGAATTGATCTCCTTCATTTCTTTATTTTTATACAAAAGATCAAAAAATATTTAGTATTTATTTTTTATCTAAATCGCCTGCCACGTTTATTGGATTTCTTAAGTTTCTGCCTTCTATATTTGTAGCTGCTGTTGCACCATATTTTTTAGCTATGTCACGTAGGGCTTCTGCGTTACTCTGAGAGTCGGCAACGGCATCAGCATTTTGCTGTCTTTGTGCGTCCATTTCTGCACTGTGAGCTTCGCCTTCTCTTTCGTGCTTTTCTTGATCCATCTTCATCTGGGTCTGCTGCATCTGCGCCTGTTGCTCTTGTTGTTCTTGCTGCTGCTTTTCTGCTTTCTTTTGTTGAGTTATGGTCATCATTAGCTGATTCCAAGATAAAAATGCCGGATCTTGGGGTATATATTGCAATTCTGGTCTGCTGGCGGCACCTTTATCACCAAAAAATGTCTCACGTATCTCGCCCCTAGTCATATTTTTCTCAATTAGTGCCCAAAAAGACTGGTTAAGCGGGACATTGGCAACCGCGTGATCTATTGGCTGCTTATCTTCATTTTTTAATAAATCATTCATGCTGGCAAAAACAGTCATCTGAGCTTGTCTTAAGGATATGTCGGTTTGAGCTGTGTCGTCTGTGTAGCCTACAAATTTAAACTTGTATTTATCTGAAAGCTCTTTATCTAGCGCAGGCAGTATATCTTCGTTTATTAGATCCTCAACAAACATCAATATTGGAATAAGACCACGCTCTCTGGAGTACGTAATCTTAAATTGACCAGATTCTTTTGCTTGAGATGCGGCTCTTCCGTTTGCTGTAGTTAAATAATCTAAGCCAACCTCAATTGGATCTATCTGAAACTGGGCGCATATACTTCGCATTATGTGCGAGTTGAAGTTTATATACTCCATCTCTTTGGCAGAACCAGACATAGGAATCCACTGAACATCGTCAAGTCCAGCAACGATAGGTGTTCGCCAAGCATTATTGGCACCAGAGATTGTATTATAAAATTGACGCCTAAAGGCACCAAGAGTGTTCTGAGTTACGGTGCCTTTAAGGTGCAATATGCCTCTGGCTGCATATCCGTGAGTAAAGTAGTTAGCGTTGTATGATTCTACATTTAAGTGATTAGTTATCATTATTATGGCTTGCTCAACCATAGATATAGCATAACCGTTAGAGTCTGGAAAGTTTTTGGGGTTGAATAGTCTAAAAACCATTTCTTCATCGCCAAAAGGCATCATAGCCCTATTGTCAGCAGACATCTGTATGTACTTAAAATACTCTATATCGGGCTGAGTATGCTCGCCATCCCCTAACGGGTCGTTGTCTGATCTTTTTTTAGAATACAAATCAAAGGCAGCCTTTGCTTGAGAATCTATTGTCTGTCTGTTAATTTTAGGGTTTATTTTAAATATAGTTTCAGATGGCAGAGGCCTAAAGCGATGTAAAGATTTTTTTCTAGTAAGAACCTTCTCAACAGCAATGTGGCCGTGCGTTAACGCATCCCATGTTATAAGTTTTAAAAACTCAGAAAATAACATTTCTTGACCCCTTGGGGTCCCATCTGTTCTACCACAGTGATATATGTAATCTTCTATTATTTTTATGTTTTCAAGATCTTCTTTTGTCATAGGCGAACTGGCATCTGTCTTAAACACCTTAAAACCCATATCATATTTTTTCTCTTGCGGTCTTGAAAATCTTAAAACTGTGTCACACCTAATCTGAAGTATTGTGTTAACAAGCCAGTCTCGCATAGAGATCTCTCTTAGTGTTCTAGGAGAGATTCTGCTTATCTTATTTTTTGTTAAAAAGTGATTATTGCCTTGCTGATCGTAAAACGGATCCGTAAGCAGCGCTTTTCCAGCAATTAAATCGGATTGATCCTGAATGAGTTGAGGTTTTTGTTCAGAGTCTGGAGCACTGTCGGCTTCAGATTTTGACATAGACATAGATTGTATGTCTCTTCTTATAGAGTCAGTTATAGCTTTTTTAATTTCTTCAATAAAGTTCATATGTGCTCCAATTCAACCCACATTATACAATTACATAGACCAAATAAAGCTTCCATCTTCTGGTGTTTCACTGTCCACGCCTTCTATCTCTGAAAGCCTTCCAATTTTGCCAATCTTGGTTATGTCGACTGGATCTGAGTTAAAGGGTATGTTGTTTATTCTAGCGTATTCTTCGGGCGTAGGCGGTTTCATTAGGTTTCCCTGACCGTCCACTATCTTAGATACATCTAGATCTAAACCGCCAGAAGACATTATTAATTGACTTCTACCAAAAAGATTCACTATTGCATATCTAAGTGCATCTAACCAGTGATCATTTTCTTTTTCCGGTTCGTCAGTTATCATACCCGACGCATCAACTTTAAAGTGATATATCTGAAACTCTTTTATTATCGGTTGGCATGTCTCTTGTGCAAAAAATATTTTTGGCTCGGAAGAGCCTGGTACTTTTAACCACTTTTTAACGATCTGGACACCAAACATTATGTGTCCCTTTTCAAAATTATTAGAAACTGGTAGACCTAATTTTTTCATCTCTACACCGTCGCCTGGGTCAGCTAAATCGGGAAAATAAAGATTGGTTCTATATATTGGTTGCCATTTATTTTTAATATGATGCATCCATGTGGGTCTAGATATATATGTCTGACCATCACATCTAACGACATATATGTTCTCTCTATTGTCTACAAAAAAAGTAACCAGAGTGTGGGGGTTAGACCAACCAAAGTCTATGCCAGCGTAGCATGCCAATCTCATGCTTAAACATTTTTTAACAAACGTATCGTGATCGCAAACACCTGGAAACGGCGAACCCGTAAGTATCTCCCACATCTGATTCCAGTCTTTAACATGAGTGCGTTCTTCGAATTCTTTATATATTATCCCTTCTACTGAGGGCTTTAGATTCATAAGCTGAGCCATACTCCAATCTGACCCCTCTGATAATACCTTTTGAGCTAGCTCATCTATTGTCTTAAGCATTGGAGATGTTGAGTTTTGATTCTTTGCGTCGCCTAAGCATATTGGAGCAAGTGGACACCTATAACACCCCTTATACATGTCATACTTGGTGTATTCTTTCTTCTTCTGGTCGGGCAATCTGTCGTACTCTTGAGGCAGTTTAACATCAAAGGAGTTTTGATCTATCCAATAGTCTTGCTGGTCTGTTCCAGATCTAGAATCTGGACATCTTTCTGTAAACTCAAATGCTGTCCATCTTCTTACGTGTCTACCTTGTTTTTCTGCATTTTCTATTGCCTGATTCATAAGGCCATATCTAGATTTTCTAGTAGATATACCCACTCTAAGCGGCTTTTTACCTTTCTTAGAGTCCAACATACCAGATATCTCTTTATAAGCCTTAACACCCTCTCCGTTTACTGTATCTATCTCGTCCACTACCACTAGTGGAACGTGAGGACCGTTTACAGCGCGCATGGTGCAAGGTAGTACCTCTAAAGACACCTTAGATGAATTTATATTAAAAATAGACTTTTCCATGGTGGTTTTTTCTAATATGCGCATGGAGTCTGGTATTTTAGGTGGAGAAACGATAGATCTTAGCTTATCAGACAATAAAAATTTTTGCTGATACTCATAACATCTTTTTGCTTGTTGTAAAATGGCGCCAACATGAACAACATCTCGTTCATCATGAAGAAGTACCATAAGCTCAGCAATTGCCATACCAAGAGTTTTTCCAGATCCACGTCCAGCAACAAAAAGCAACTCTTGAACGTTTAGAGGGTTGTTCTTATTAGCACATATATCATAAACCTCCCATATGGCATGAAACGGGGTGGTGTCTGCATATCTAGAAACCTTTACGTCTGGAAGATGGAGACCAAAGAAAAACTTTATGTAATTTTTTAAATCTTTTTCTGTCTTACATCTAGTTAGAAAAATCTTTTCTAATTGTGCTGGTGTTAGTGTTGCGGCCAGAGTGGATCTATGATCTTGTATCTCTCTAGCTGGTTGACTTTTGCGTTCTTCCTGTTTTTTTGCTATTCTTTTTGCTTTATTTCTTGGGCGATCTATAAATCTCTTATAGTGCTGCTTGCAGTACCCCTTAGATATTGGTTTTTTAGGGCAGTCATCCGCTAAGCAAAGCTCAACCCCATTGTTTTCAAAACTCATTCAGGCGACTCCTTGGCCAACTCAGCCAGAATTATAGAGTCAGGGTCTACGGATGACGCAGCCAAAGATTTAGACCTCTTAGAGGATACCCTTTTAGGTTCGTTCTGTGGTGTTGACATAGCCCGCACAGTCTCAGTTACCTTTACAAGCATCTCAACAACCTGCTGGTAGTCCTTAAATGATTTTATTCTCATCTGTGGCGGCGGATTTGCCATAGGGTTTTGTAAATATTTTTTAACTTCATCGGCCGACTCTTTGGAAGATACAGCTATCATATCTGTTAAAAACTCAACCTGCTCGACCGTAGATCTAACTACTCTGGCCTTTATTCTGTCGTATATGGTTGCCGCTATCTTTTCTCTATCTCTTACCCATCCGCCAATGGCAGCAATGTAAATTATATAACCGTATTCGTATTGAGAAAATTTAGATGCTATATCGTCAAAACTATAATCCAACATAAACATTTCGTATAGTGGTGCGGCATCGTGCTGAGATATAGCAGTTGTGTCTGGTTTTTTTCTTAAAAAACGTTCAGCTGCTACTATTTGGTCATTCGTTAGGCCATATTTTTGATCTATTTTTAATCTCTTTGCCAAGGCTTATCTCCCAAACTGGATGGGCGTGTATGCTTCTAATCATCTGTTTAAGCCACGCTAGCTTTAGCGATTTATACCTGGATATGCTATAAACATCTATACCCAACATAAGTAGCGACATAACTGATTGCTCTTCTGGTGAAAAACACGACAAAAGCTCTACTGTTTTTTGATCTGGTGCGTGTTGTATGCTTTTTGCTATTTTATCTGTTATTTCTATTTCTTTTTTCTCTGCAGTAAAAATATCTTCTATTGCCGAATCTATGTCTATATCTGGTTTTTGCAATACAGCTAGCCAAAGACTTTGCCTCACATCCTCATCCACTGTAAGAGAGTCTATTTTATCCTTTATTTCCTGCATCTGAAGTGGATCCATCCTCGTACTCTTTTATATCCTTAATAAAGGCCCTTGCGGACCACTGAGGACCGCAGTAAGATTTCACAAACCTATCTAATATAGTATCAAATTCTAAGTTACCATTCTTTTTAAGAATCCTTCTTAGTCTCCAGAGACCCATTATGGTTTGTGTATACTTAAGGTTATGATATTTATTATATAAATCAATAAATTTGCTATCCGCGTATAGCGTGTAGTTTGTCAATTTAGAGCCTACGTCTATGCTAAGCTCTACGGCCTTTATGTTTGGATGAACTATTGCGCCATAGACATATAGATTGTTTTTGGCAGAATCTGTCATAAGTCCATTATTTATAAGCCATCTTTGTTGATCTATATGCTCTTCTATGTTCATTTTGTACCCTCTAGTGCTGCTCTTACTGCAACTCTAAGGCTCTCTTTATCCTGAGAGCCACTGTAAACTTTGTCTAAATACTGATCGACCATGTCATATATGTTAGATGTTTTTATAGAAACCCTATCAACCTTAATGTTGTCTGTTATTTCTGTCCTAAAGGTCACAGAGGCGCTAAGTCTTAGATCGTTTACGTCTTTAGAGTTTAATATTGATTTTACTTCCGCCTTAGGGCCTTTAATAGTAACTACCCAGTGATCGTGAGTATTGACCAAATTACGAATGTCGCCATCGCCAGTATTAAAAGTAATGCCACGCCAAATAGGAAAGGGGCTTGGAATAAAAACGCTCTCACGCGTGATGGAGTCGAAAGCAAGCAATCCTTTAATCTCGTTGATATCGGAAGCAGATAGCGCCATCGGAGTGCCAGGGAAAATAACTCTTGATGATTCCAATACCTGCCTCTTGTGAATATGCCCAGAGACCACAGTGTCAATCTGAATCTCATTAGAGTCGATACCGTCTTGTGCTTTTCTGTGTCCATAATCCGCACCTATAAAAGTGTTGTGAGTTGCAACTAGCGACTCTGTATGCTCTGGCCATTGATTATTATGAAGGTACGGCACGTAGGAAATACCGTCCATGCGCAAGTGGCTATCTGCTATATATAGATTTTTGTGTCTCCCATTAAAAATCTGTAAAGCATGATATCTGCTATCGCTAGGCTTCCACATGTCATGGTTGCCTAAAACCATAACCATTGGCTTCTTTAAAGATTCACACACTACATCTATATGCCTAGTGACCTCATTTAATACCTCCAACCTAAGCGTGGAATGTAAATCAAATGTATCACCTAGATTTATTACAATGTCTGGGTCGGTGGTCTCTATTACTTCCTCTAACCATCTTAATAGCTTTACACCATCAGAAAGATGTGTATGCCTTATATGGGGGTCACCTATAAAAAGTATTTTAGACATTGTAAAAATCTTTTATTATTGTTTTATATTTATTAACACTATATGAGTCAAACATAACGCCGCTCATAGGAAATGCAGACATGGAAGCAGTAGACAACTTAAGAAGTTTAAGTGTTATCAAATACTTAATACACTCTGAATTTGGATGCATATGGCTTATTTTATTCATAACACCCCTGATTATTCAAAATCTGAGTCTTGGCTCTCTTCATTGAGAGATATATTTCTATCGTGAACAGCCTTATCGTCTACTCTTTCACAAGCCCTAATTATTTCTTCTAATATAGAGGGCTCTGATGTCACCCAGCGCTTAAAGTTGTCTTCACCTCTAACTGGGTTGTAGCCGCTAAACTGCCACATCTGTAGGTTTGGCTTACCGGTTGCATCGTTTATTGGATGGTAAATAATACCTAATGATTTTGCTAGCTCCACGGTCTCAGAGTCTATGTTTACGATTCCTTGATTGTAGTCTAATGTAAATTCGGCAACTCTGTAAGGCGACCCAACTCTATTTTTTCTATTTTTAAGTCTTATCTTATGACCGGTTTGAGTTTTGCCGCCGCTTATGTTTTCTCCAGACTCTATTGTTCCAGCCTTAGTGTCCAATCTGTCAACTTGAATCATAAGATCGCAGAAGTGTTTTAAAGCCCTACCATCTGGCAACTTATATGGATTTCTCATGGCCTTCATTGGGTCCATCTCTTCGTAAACCTGCTGAACCAATATTGTTGTAATGTTGTGTTCGCGTATGACAGGTAGCACTCTTTTTAGAGTAGGTCCAAGGTACGACGCTCCACCACCACCCATTGTGAGATTTACTGTTTTATCTTTAATATCTTTAGGGTAGACGATATTTTTTACAGAATCTATGCCTATAGCGCGTATAGGAGCGCCATCCTGCAACATCTCTCTCATCTCGCCAATAACGTAATCAAATATCATGAGCGGGTCGTTAGTTTGACGAACAACCAATCTAGAAGGGTCGCCTCCTAGTTTTTTAAACCATGCAGAGTTGTGTGAATATTCAGTATCAAAAAGAATACATATAGCTTCTGGATCTTGTCTTTGAATTTCAGCAAATATCAACTGCATTAAAAGAGATTTTCCTGAATTTTCTCCACCAAAAAGTAATGTAGCCTTACCCTCTGGAATACCATTTACGCCTGTTGCCCAGTTAAAAGAAGGCGATGCAAGTTTAAATGTTTTATTGCCTGGGGGTGTTAAATCGGCAGAAGCGGTGCCGAAGTCTTTAGTTAACTGAGTCATCCATTTTTTAGTTGACATTTATCTCATTCCTTCGTGTGGCGTTAGGAAAGTATCTTTTGTTAGTACCTTGACAACATCTAATGCGTCTTTAAACTTAAACATAGAGTTCTTTAAAAACGTTTCGGTTGATATTGCTCTAGCATAGACATCTTTTGCCAGCATAACGTCTGCGTCCATTGCTACATATGCCTTTTTTGCCTCTACAGTTGGTTTCTCGCTCTTGTTAGAGAGCGCGAGAGGCGCCTTATCTAAAAAAGCTATAGCTTCAGCCTCATCTACTGCAGCTTTGGCATTTAAAGTAAACTGCTGAGCTCTAGCATACATAGCATTGCACAGGTCGTAAGCCAAAATAAAATCACGCATATAGCTTACTGCCATCATTTTATTAAAGTTTTCGCCCAGGCTATTTAATTTAATATTAAATTCTTTAAGGCGGCTTAAATCTAAATTATTTAAGCCGTTTTCTATAACAGTTAGATCTTTTGGCATGTTGCACCTACTAAGAGTTTAGAATGCTTTCAGCGTAATCAAAAATATCTTCATTGTTTTTAGTGATATTATTTTTTGTAGATGGTTTCGCTGGCGCTGTATTTTGTGCAACAACGGCATCTTCTTCTTCATCATCGAATCTAAGTGCTGGTTTTTTTAACGTAATCGGCTTTGCTACGCTTAGAGTTTGCTTTTTTTCAAAATCTGTACTAAAGGGCGCAGAATCTTCGGTTTCTAAAACAAAACTATCAATTTTTGCAGCAGGATATTTAGCATAAACAGAAACCAAGTTAGACATCAAAACTTCTTTAAGCTCATCATAAGAGTGCTTCTTGTAGACCGTATTTAGATCATATCCAACAGAATCATAGTTTTCTACAACGCTCTGTGGCAACTCAGATCTATCATCTACAAACACCAAACCTTCAGATGTTTTCTTTTTAGTTTGATTTTTTTGAACAGAGTATTCGGTATAGATACCTTCACCTTCTCTTTTAACCTTAAACCAAACGCCAGAGTCATCTGATGTGGAGTTTAACGATGTAGGATCTTGTCCGTAATCAGTTATATACTGCATCATTTGTTTTTTCATGCCGTCATGTGCTGTTTTTTTAAGCTCTAAAAGCCCAACCTCTCCAGCCTTATTGACAGCGTTATAGATATAAGTTGTCTTTGGCTTGATTTCCCACAGAATTTGTCCAAAAATCTTTAACTTTTCTTTAATTGTATCCTTGTCAGTCCCAGATGCCTTAAGGTTGGCTTCAATTGCATCTCTTTTTTTCTCTAAAGCACTGCAATATTCAGTTATTGGACAGTTTTCTTCTCCAAAAGATCTTGTAGAGGCATAAGGTCGCTTTCTTCCAGAAGAAGGATCGTTAAGCCACGCCACGACCCAACGACGATATGGATATCCATTTGATTCATCTCCAAACGGTGGCAAAACTCTATATACGTTTTCACCATCATTTACGGCGTGACGTTTCCAGTCTCTTCTTTCTTTTAAAGAATCTGTGTTTATTTTAATAGTTGCAGCCATTTTTACTCCTAATACTTATTAATTTAATATAAAATCCAATCATGGATGTTTAATTTGTACCCTTATAATTTACAACATGAGTCTAATCTTATTTGTTTGTGGCATCTAACGCCAAATCTGTGTTTGCTTTTCTATTTTGTCTATCTTTTCTTTTTCTTATATCGCCAGTTTGTTCATCTTTTGATGCAAGATTGCTTAAAATAGATAAGTTGTCTTCTTGATTTGGGTCTTCTATTGGTGAATCGCTTATCATACTTAGATACTCACTTACTGCATGCTCTGGTGCAACACCTGAATAATCATCTAAGCTTTCATCGTCTTTAATGTCACCAACCGTATCTGAGTTTAAATCTTTATTTTTAAAGATTTTCACACCAAGTTTAGAAAAAACATCAATGGTTTGATCTTCCGAACCGTTAAGGTACACTATTTTTGTTCCAAATGGACGAGTTTTAAACTTGTATTCAAGATACTTATTAAAAATCTGTGGATATCTAGCTAAAAACATCTCTTTCACTACGGCAGCTGTTTCTTCTATAGAGTTAGAAACCCTACCACTGTAATCAGTAGGAACTACGTGCCTATATGGATTGAACGACTTATCATACTTCTTGCCGACCTCTTCCGCGATAGCTCTTAAATAGTTTGCACCAATTATATTAGACCCACCTCTTTTTTTATCGCATGCCCTAATCTCATCTAAAAAATTAAGATCATCAAGATAGTATTCGTGATTAGATAATGCTTTACTTAATGGCCCATTAACAACAACAACCACTGTATCCATAAAATCTCCTATGATTTGTGTTTTTATACTTTTTTAATTATGTTTGGCAGTTTTGAATCTTTAACCCAGTCAGACATAGACTCTATTTCACTTATTGTTATTTGAGGCTCGCCTCTCCATCCGGTTTTAAGATCTCCTCGTACTAAAACTATAGAGTTAACGGGAAGTCGTAGTGGTTTCTTAACATCCCACATCACGCACTCAATCTCTGTCTGGCCGTCAGAAACTATAACTTCTAGTTTGTGCCAATCTTTTCCATTTTTTTTAGACTTGCCTGTTTTGTAAGAAGAGGAGCTAAAGAAGCCGATAAAACCGCACTCTATTTTATCGACATTGCCACCTATTATCCTACTAGCTGCAGCAACGCTTGCCACTATGGGCGTCGGCATAGTGTTGTTGTATTTTTTCATGTCAGCTCTAGAGAACATTGTTGGGTTTGTTATAAACGGAATATCTCTATTTCCAGTAGGGTTTGGCATTATAAACTTCCAAGTTTCTACTATCTTAG